GGGGCGACTTCATCGTGCATCCGAGGTGCAAGCGTCTGATCGAAGACCTCGGCAAGTTCGACGGGCGAGAGGCCAGCAACCACAAGCACACGCTGGACGCGCTAAGGTACGGCTGCGAGCTGATCACGCGCAGGGCCTACGCGCCCCAACGCCTACGACTCGGATAAGGGGGCGCCATGCACTACTCCACGACTTCGACGCCGGCGCCTCCTGCACCGGGCAATCCCGACGAGGCCCGCCGCGTCGAGCATACGCGGCACCGCTACGCGATGATGGAGGGCCGTTGGCTCCCGTTGCTGGAGGCCCGCCTCGAGCAGCAGATCGGCTCGGTGCGTCGTGCCGCGTGGGGCATCGGTGACATTACCCAGTGCATGATGCGGACGACGAGCATTGAGCTTGCCACGCTCTACGACGCTGAGCCGGACGTGCGTCACTCGCAGATCGCGCCGAGCGCGAACCTCGATCGCCTGATCGGCTCCTCCGGGTCGATCGCACGCTCGGGCCTGTGGTCGCAGATGACGCGCTTTCAGGCGCTGACGATCGCCCTCCGAGAAATGTGGATGCGCGTCGAGGTCGTGGACGGGCGCATCGTCTATCGTCCCGTCCCGCCGCACATGACGTTTGCGGAGGCCGACGCGTCGAAGCCCACGGTGCCCGTCATGTTTGGCGAGCTGCGGCTGCGGCTGATCGGTGACGCATACGTCTGGACCTTCGACGTGTGGGACATCCGTGATCCCGAGTTCCCGACATACCGGGTCTTCGAGGCGCTCGACGGCTGGAAGTTCGGGCGAAACTTGACCGTGGAGCTCCACGGCGCGACCTACGACGGCGCCGACTACCCGGCTGCGTGGCGCCGGCAGAACGGCACGCCGGTCATTCCGGCGCAGCTGTACCATGCCAGCACCTACGGCGATCGGCTGTTCGATCCGTTCGCGAACATCGAGCTCTACGAGGCCACGCTGAACCTCGGCGTCCTTTACTCCTACCTCAACCATGCCATCCGAGACGCGAGCCACCCGCAGCGGTACGCGGTCGGCGTCCGCGTGGCGGGCATGGATGCGGTGGACCTCGGCTCCCGCGCGAGTCGCTCGGAGGTCACGACCGATCCCGCGACGATCCTCATGTTCGACCCGATCGGCGAGACGACTCAGCCGATGCTCGGGCAGTACCAGGCGGGATCGGATGTCGAGAAGCTCGAGAGCGTGATTGCTGCGATCGCCCACCGCGCCGCGACAGACGCCGGCCTCGCGCCATCGGAGCTCCAGCGCACGAGCGGATCCGCCCGTTCCGGGTACGCCATCTCGCTCTCGCAGGAGGGCAAGCGGGTCGCGCAGCGCCGGTATGTCATGCAGTTCCGCGCCGCCGACGAGGCGCTCGTCGGACTCTCGGCCATCCTGTTCAATCGCTGGGCCGAGGCGAACAGCGAGCCGACGAACTACCCGGAGGGCGGGTACTCGGTGTTGTACCGAGAAATTCCCCTCAGTCCGCAGGAGATGGACGCGAGGCGGAAGCACATCCTCGAGATGCGCGCCGCCGGTCTGATGAGCGACGTGGACGCGCTGCGCTTCTTCGGGTCTCTGTCCGAGCAGGATGCGGTCGCCCAGCTCGCGCAGATCCGCGCCATGCGCGGAGAGGCGGCGCCTCCCGCGGAAGAAGGACAAGAGACGCCGGAAGCGCCGCCCGCCGCCGACGTATCGCGCGCGCATGCCGAGGCGATGTCCGAGGCGGTCGATGAGCTCCGCGCGTCCGAGGAGGCGCTCGACGGACTGCTGGCCGGCAGCGTGACCGACGACCAGCGCGACATCCTGCGCGCGGTGCTGGAGTCGTTGCGCGAGGCGCGCGGCTACATCACGGGCGAGGAGGTCGAGGCAGAGACCGAGCTCCCCGGCGAGGTCGAGAGCGAGACGAGCGACATGGAGGACGAGGCGACGGCTACGGACGCAGCGCCCTCCGAGAGCGTAGCGGCGGCGGCGACCGCAGCCGGACAGCCAGCCTCGGCGGTCGCGCTCAACGGTGCGCAGGTGCAGGCCGCGCAGGGCATCATTCAGGCTGTCGCTCGCGGCGAGCTTCCGCGCGAGACCGGCGTGCAGATGCTCGTGCAGTTCTTCTCCATCGCGCCGGATCAGGCCGAGACCCTCATGGGTCCGGTGGGCCGCTCGTTCACGCTCGCGCCATCGGAGGGCTGAGTGCCGTTCGTCTCGGACGCACAGCGCGAGTACCTGCGGCAGAATGAGCCAGCGGTCTACCGCGAGTTCAAGCGCGCGGAGGAGCGCGGCGAGCTCGACCTCAAGCCGCCGGCCACGGTGGCTGCGGCTGCGCGTCGTGGGCTTGAGCTCCGCGCCGAGTACGGACGTGGCGGGACGGCTGTGGGTGTTGCCAGGGCACGCGACCTCGGCAACCGACGCACGCTCACCATCGAGACGGTGAAGCGCATGAGCAACTACTTCACGCGCCACGAGATCGACCTCGAGGCGCCCGCCGCGAAGCGCGGCAACCCCGGCTACCCGAGCGCCGGCTACATCGCGTGGCTTCTATGGGGCGGCGATGCTGGCCGTACGTGGGCGCGGAAGATCATCCGTCAGGAGGCGCGAGTCCGCGCCGCACTCGAACGCAAGAAGGAGGCAGAATGAGCGCAGAAGAAGGGACGACGACGGTAGATGACGGCGGCGCGAACGCCCGCATCCGGCAGCTGGTTGCGCGCGTGAAGGAGCTCGAAGCCCGCGTGGGCGAGCTCCAGCCGCTCGCGGAGAGCGCCGAGAAGTACCGCACGCAGCTGGACGAGCAGAAGGCCATGAGCAAGGCGGAGCGCGAGGCGCTGCGCCTCGAGCGTGAGATCATGTCCGCCGGCGTCATGGACGCCGAGGGACTCGAGTACGTGCAGCACGCCTACTCCAAGCTGCCCGCCGAAGGTCGGCCTTCAATTAGCGAGTGGCTCGGCAACAAGGACGCGCTCCCGAAGGCGGTGCGCGCGTACCTGTCGGACGCCACCGCGCCGCCGACTACGACAGCAGCGCCGACGCCGGCGCCTGCACCCGCGCCCTCGACGGCACGCGCTGCGGTGGCAGCGGCGCCCGACGCTCCGCAGAGCTGGACGCCTGAGGCGATCGCGCGTCTGTCTCCGCAGGAGTTCAAGGCCAACCGCGAGGCGATCTTCGCAGCTCTGCGCGCGGGTTGACACCCGAGCGGGAGTATGTGTAGGCTGGCTGTGCGGGGCACTACCTCGCACGCGCTCGGGCACGAACTCCCGTAAACAGCGATAGGCGCGGTCTAACCTCGATTATTCAAGGAGGGCCGCATCATGGCCAACGAAGTCTATTACAGCTCGCTCACCGGCAACGCCAGGGTCTCGGCGGTCCTGTCGCAGCTCATCGCCACCAAGCTCACCGACACCGCCAGCCTCGTCGGACATCCGTCCATCATGCAGGTGACTGTTGCCCCCGGGTCTACGGCGGTGCAGATCCCGGTGATCTCGTGGGGTGCCGACGCGATGGCCTCCGTGGCCGAGAATGCGTCGGTCTCCAACACCGCGCTTACGACCGCCGCTGTCACCTGCACGCTCGCCCGCCAGGCCATCCGGCGCCAGATCTCCGATCTCGCGCAGGCCACCGCGACCGGCGTGCCGCTGGACGTGACGCTCGAGTCGATCGCTACCGACTTCTCTCAGGCGTGGCTCAAGCGCGGCACGACCATGATCACCGCGCTCTCGTCCGGCTTCTCCAACTCGGTCGGATCCACGGGCGTGGACCTCTCGGTCTCCACGTTCTACTCCGCGATCTTCCAGCTCCAGCTCACCGCCAATGCTGGGCAGTTCGTGGCCGTGCTCCACAACCAGCAGATCAACGATCTGATGTCCTCGCTCCGCTCCGAGACCGGCCCGGGCCAGTACCTCGCCGCGTCGCAGGACATGGTCAACGCGAAGGGACCGGGCTTCAAGGGCACGCTGTTCGGCGTGGATGTGTTCGGCTCGAACACTGTTCCCACTGCGAACGCCGGCGCCGACTATCTCGGCATGATGTTCTCCCCGATGGCGATCGCGATGGCTACTGCCAGCGTGTCTCCGATCATCGGCTCCACCATCCCGACGCCCGCCGCTCAGGTGACCGTCGAGGTTGAGCGCGATGCCTCGAATGGCTCCAGTATCGTGGTGGGCAGCATCCTCGCTGGCGTGGTTGAGGTGGACGATGCCAAGGGCGTCGGCATCCTGAGCGACTTCTAAGCCGGACCTCCAAGCGCCCGTCTCGGTGGTTACTCTACCGGGGCGGGCGCTTCTGCGTTCGCGCAACGAAGAAGGAGACAAGATGGCAGCGACTTTCGGTACAGCGTCTGGATCGACCTACGTAGGCACGGCAGCGAGTCGGCCAGCAGCGATGAAGGAGCTCGTGCGTCTCGAGTCCTCCCCGCCGTTCTGGTACATCCACCATCCTGCGCGGTGGACGTTCCGCGATGGGGAGTGGGTGCCGTGGCTGTCTGAGCTGCGTGCGGATCCGGGCGTGGCGAACGTGGACAAGAACGGGCAGATGGATCTCGCGGAGGTCACCAAGCGCCGTGCTGGGTGGACGCTCATCCCGTGGGATGCAGCAGAGGGCGGGTACTGCGTGGCCTACGAGGGCGTCTCTGGCACTGTCCACATGAGCAGGTTCCAGCGCCCGAAGCTCGTCGCGGGACAGACGCGCATCGAGACGGACGAGGACGGATACTACACGTTCTGCAAGTCCCTTGTCGGGACGTACATCGACCTGCCCGATCCCGACTTCATCGGCGTGCAGATCGAACGGCAGGAAAAGAAGGTGGACGAGTGGCGCGAGAAGGCGCCGAGCTCGCCGTTCCATCGTGACGCGCTCGCTGTCGAGGAGGCTCTCCTCGAGTCGATGATCGCGGCGAAGGAGCGGTTGTACAATCCGCCCGCTCCGGGTGAAGAGCCCGAGCCCGCGCCGAAGCCGAAGGTGCGCCGAGGCCGCGCATGAGCGGCGAGCGCCCAGGCTACCGCGAGGCCATGGAGCGCATGGCGCGTCAGCTGCGAGACGGCGGCATGCCCGCCGACAAGGCGAGGCAGACGGCGCAGGATGCGGCAAAGCGCCAAGATCAGCGCGAACGCGATAAGGGCCGGTAGGCACGGAGGTCGGGATGTCGCTCGCGGAGACTGTCTACACTGCGCGGTTCCGCTCGACGGAAACGATCGAGCGTGGACGCACGCAGGTGCTGACCTGCCCGACATCCCGCGCCGGTGCGACGGCTACCCCGACTGCCGGTACGTTCTCGCTGTACCGTCCCGATGGATCGGCGTTGGTGTCCGCACAGGCGGTCACCATCCCGCCGGCCTCGGTGGCGCAGTACACGCTCGCGGGCGCTACGACGAGCGCGGAGGCGCTCTCAGAGGGATGGTTGTGTGAGTGGTCTTTGACCATGCCCGACGGGGTGTCCCACACCTTCCGCAACGACGCCGCTCTCTGCCGTAGAACCCTCTACGTATGCATTAGTCAAGACGACCTGACGATGCGGCACTCGGACCTTCCGGCGCTGCTCGGAGCCGCGACCTCGTACCAGCCGTACATCGACGAGGCTTTCTTCAGCATTTGCAGCCGCCTCGTAGCAGCGGGGCGTAGACCGTACCTCGTGATCCAGCCGAGCGCGCTTCGGGACTGCATGCTGCATCTGGCATTGCATCTAATTTTCCTCGATTATTCCACCAGCGCCGGGGATGGCGGGCGGTGGCAAGCACTCGCGGAACACTACCGCGTGCAGTACGAGGCGGCGTGGGGACAGCTCCGCTTCACGTACGACGAGGCTGACGAGAACACGGTGGATCCGTCCAAGAAGAAGTCCGCGAGCTCGCAGATCTGGACGAACGGACGCGGGTACTCTGCCACGGCATGGTGGCGCTGATGGCGGCACGTACGATCCGGCAGCTGCGCGAGGACGTGACCGCGCGCCTCCTCACGCTCTCCGGGTGGAAGGAGTCGCGGGTAGCGCCTGACAACTTCGGGCGGGACGCAGACAGTCTCGCGCATAAGTGCGTTTCGGTCGCGCCTGTCGAAACGACGGACCTCCGACAGTACCGGGGGCGTCCTGCCGAGGGCACGCTCGTAGAGACCGCGCTCGAGGTGCGGTACTCGTGGCGCCTCGCTCCGAAGTCGATGAGCGATACCTACGACGACGCCCTCGACGGCGAACAGGCGATCGTGAACAAGCTCATGGCGTACGATGCGACGTGGCCGCTCTCGTACAAGTTCCAGCTCGTATCCGTGACCCGGACAACGAATGACGCCGGGGAGTGGGTACAGGGCACTATCAGTTTCCGAGTCGTGCAGACCCTCCCCCTTCAATGATATGATCCCGCTCCAGTGAGGTAGACCATGCCCATCTCGTCCGTACCGAAGAACTTCCGCGACGGCCTGATTACCCTCGCCTCTGGCGGCGGGTCTCCGATCACTCTGACCGTGCAGTACGAGTCTGGTGACTTCTCGATCACGGGAGCCAACCAGGGCAACTACGAGTACACGAAGTACCTCGATCGCGGCGAGATGGGCACGGTGCGGAAGACGAACCGCTCGTTCCCAACTGGCTCCTTCACGGCGCAGTTCACGGACCTCGCGGACGCCACGAACAACACGCTGTGGGACGCCGTCAACCGCACGGGATCGTTCGCCGCTGCTGTGTCTACGCTCGGCGCCAACGCTGATTTGTATACGTTGAACGTCACTTTCACGGCCGAGGGCACCTCGTTCGGGGACGCCACCGATCATGTTTTGGTCCTCAACGACTGTCGCCTTTCTATTGACCTGTCCGAGGGAGACCCGGACTCGTACAGCATTTCCTTCGAGGTGCTGGGCTCGATCACGGCGACTTGATCGACGTAGGTGGGGGAGCGCCCGTCGTGCTACGGTACGGCGGGCGCTGTTCGTTTTGCGCCAAGGAGAAGGAAGATGGAAGTCACGATCAAGGGGAAGACCATCACGCTCGCAGCACCCGCCAGCCATGCCGCACGGACGAAGGCGCTGCTCGCTCTCGCTCAGGATGGATGGCTCGGCATGGGCGCTGCGCTCGGCGTCTGCTGGCAGGGGCGTCCTGCGCTGAAGGCCACGCTCGCGGGGTGCAAGTGGGACGGCATGGCGTACGGCGCTGCCGTGCGCGACGAGCTCCACGCCGCCGGCGTGTCGGAGTCCGAGGTGGCCGAAGCCGCGTCGAAGGCGATCACGCTGATCGTGGACTCCTACCCGCGCGAGGAGGCGGTACAGTCCCACGCGGATTTTACCGAGGGCCGGACGGAGGGCTCGACGCCGTAGCCCTCGAGATCGGGCTCACGTACTGCGGCGACCCGGACGCGTTCTACAGCTGGACCGTGGACCAGCAGGAGCGCGTGCTGGGCTGGTGGCGTGCGAAGCACACGCCGGCGCCGAAGCGCGCAGCACGAGGTCCGCTCCAGCCGCGCCCGGGTGATACGGTGACAACTGAGGGCGCCTCATTCTGGGGCCTCGGAGGTTGAATGGCGCGTGTCGTGTACGGATCCGGGAAGGTGACCGTAGCCGTAGACGGCACGCTGGAGCAGAGTCTCCGCGCCGCCTTCAACGCCGCATCGAAGGGACTCGCTACGGGTATCGAGTCGCTCGTGGATGAGGTGGCCGAGGATGCGCGGCAGGACTGGTATGACCAGGTGGACAAGCGATCGGGCGACTCGCAGGACAGCATTGAGACGGAGATGCGCCTCACGACCGACAAGGTGACGGGCGTCGTGTACGCGACCGAGAAGGCCACCTACATGATCAAGCGCCCGGGGCCGCTGTCGGTCCTCTCGACACGGAAGCTCACCCAGCAGAGCGAGTACTTCGAAGTGCGCGACTACTACCGGAAGAACAAGGCGATGCCCCCGGGTTACCGGTTCGCAAAGCTCGACGAGAACGGCGATCCGGTAGGCGTGCGCGCTGTGCGCCCCAACCCGAAGGCGAGCGACGGCAAAAGCATGTGGCAAGAGAACGTCATCAAGCCGGGGAAGAAGCGCGCGCGCGATAGTATTCGGAGCATCCAGCGCGCCACGAAGGCGGCGCTAAAGGGAGGTCCGCGTGGCTGATATTAACCTGACCGTATCGGCCTCATTGGCGAACCTCGAGGCGCAGCTCGCATCCGTGCAGGGCATGACTGCCGACACGGCGAAGCTCATCGTCAAGGACTTGCAGGCGTCGATCAAGGCAGCGGAGAAGGCGTCGAAGGACAGCGCCGCCGCGACGAAGCGCGCGATGGAGCAGACCGCCGCCGCGTCGAAGAAGGCGGCAGACGCCGCCGGCGACGTGGGAGACAAGATCGGCAAGTTCGGCGCGAACGCCGGCAAGGTGGCAGGCGTCCTCGACATGGTTGTGCCCGGCCTCGGTGGCGTAGCACGAGGCGCTGCTGACATTGCGGACGGCTTCGAGATCGCGGCGCTGGGTGGCACGCGCCTCCTCGCCATCCTCGGGCCTGTCGCTGCGGCTGTCGCCGTAGGCGCTGCTGCGTATCAGTACCTCGCCTCGGAGCTCGAGGCGGTCAACCAGAAGAACGAAGAGGCGGCGAAGATCGCCTCCGCTACGCTCGACCGCACGCGAGACATTACGCGCCTCACGCGCGAGCTCGCGGACGAGACGGCGCTCGCAACCGGCGCCACGACGGACGAGGAGCTCGCCGTCCGCAACCGTACCGAGGCGATCGAGGCGGCGTACCGCGAGCAGCTCCAGTACCTCGAGACGCAGCGCGCCTCGGCCGCAGCAGCCAACGCCGGGAAAGGACTGAACACCGCCGAGGCGCAGACGTACCGCGACCTGTCGGCGCAGGTGGAGGCGTTGCAGGCGAAGCAGCAGGATCAGATCTCGACGGCTGAGGGACTGATCCGCGCACGGTACGCAGGGCAGCGCGCCGACGAGCGCGCCGCTGCTGCGGCTGCTGCGAAGGCCGACGCCGATCGCGCGGCTGCGGACGCTGCCCGTGCTGCCGAGCAGGCCGAGCGCGAGAAGGAGCGCGCGCAGGCGACGTACACGCGTACGGTGATCGACTACGCCGAAGCCATGCGCTCGCTGACGGCAGACCAGCGATCGTCCGTGTCTGAGGAGGAGCGCATCCTCGCGGCGGGGCAGCAGCGCCTCCGACAGCTCGATGAGCTCGCGCAGCGCACGGAGTACCTCGCGCTCACCAACGCCGAAGCAGAGGCCGCGCAGACCGCCGCCGCCGAAGCGCGGGTGCAGATCGAGCAGGACGTAGCCGAGCAGATCGCCGCCGTGCGCGAGAAGGCGCGGCAGGACGAAGCCGCGAAGGCGACGGAGGCCCGCGAGGCCGAGGCCGCGGCGGCGCTCGAGAACGCGCAACTCATCGCGCAGGGTATCGGCTCGGTCGGGCAGGGACTCGACGCGCTCGCCACCTCGAGCGCCGACTCTCTCGGGCGCCTCCAGCAGCAGCTCGCGGACCAGAGCGAGATGCTCACCGCCAGCGAGAAGGCGGCACTACAGGAGCGCGTAGCCGCGCAGCGCAACGCCGCCATTCAGGCGTTCGAGGTCGCGAAGGCCGCGAAGCTCGCAGAGGCGATCATCAACACTGCTGCCGCTGTCACGGCGAGCCTACCCAACCCGATCGCTGCGGCAGTGGCGGGTGCTGCGGGTGCTGCTCAGGTGGCGACCATCGCGGCACAGCAGCCGGCCTTCCACGCGGGCGGTATCGTCGGTGCGCCGCCCGATGAAGTGAACGCGCGCCTCGTGCGCGGGGAGGGCGTGCTGTCCCGCTCTGGCGTGAACGCGATCGGCGGGGAGCAGGCGGTACGCGCCGCGAACGCCGGCATCCCGCAGACGCCTCAACCTATGGTTATCGTTCAGCAATACAGGCACCGCGTCTACAACGACTTCATCAGGCAGAACCTTAGGATGGGATCCCCACTGGCTGTCGAGATACGAGGGACGCGCACGGTAGGCATGCGGGAGGCGCTCTAAGATGGCTACGGCACTGACTCGGACCTACCTCCGCGGCCTCCTGATCCCTGATCCGCGCCTCACGTACGAGGGCGCCTACTCCTCGACGCTCTCGACCGCCACGCAGGCGGGGCCGATGCCAGGGGAGGCGGTGGCCTCGCAGGACACGTACGCTACGCTGGTGGCGACGGGCGAGCAGAGCGGCACGACGGTGGAGGTGCAGACCCTCCGCGCCGGCATGCCGGGGATCGAGGGCGCTGGCTTCGTGTGGCGCGATCAGGGCGCGACCCTGTGGCGTGGATGGGATGTCCCGCAGACGCTCACGGGATGGGGCTCGGTGCGGTACACGACGACAGCGAATGACTACCGGGATGCCGTGATCCTCTCGACTGCCGACGATGGTCTGCTCGTCGCGTACGAGGACCAGACGGGCGGGGCTGTGCGCGCCTCGCGCCGCGCCTCGTCGGCGTCGAGCTGGTCTGACGTGCTGGTGTTCAGCCATGCCGTCACGATCGGCGCGGTGTACACGACGGGCGCGAAGCCGGCGCTGGTGCAACTGCCGAGCGGGCGGGTGCTGTGCTTCTTCTGTGTCGAGGACTCCACCTCCTCGACGGTGAACGTGTGGATGTCCTACTCGGACGACGACGGCGCGACGTGGACGACGGGACAGCGGTACTGCCTCGAGGCGTCGATCTCGACGGTATCGCAGAGCGTGCGCCGCATGCGCGCCGCCTACTACGGCGGGCAGATCGTCCTCCTTGTGGACATCATCGACACGTCCACGGCGTACAGCCAGCGCCTCGCGCAGTATGCGAGCGCAGACCTCGGCGCGTCGTTCCAGCTGGTCGATCAGTACAGCGGCGCCGACATCGACAACCACGGCGGGTTCGGGGACGTAGTCGCCATCGCGGACGGGTTCATCATCGCGTACGTGCGGCGCGAGAACCACGCGACGTACGGGCTGCTCAACCGCCCGTGGAGCCGGCGCATCGGCTCGGCGTACTCGCTGTTCCTGAGCGCGACCGAGGTCCGCATGCAGGACGCGTCGAACCCGATGGGGTGGGCGTTCGGCACGACGACGTGGAGCGATGGCGAGATGGCGCTTGCTGCTGACGACGTGGGGCGCGTCTACGCTGTCGGGCGGGACACCGTGATCGCTGGAGCGGACGCGCTCGCTCTGCGGTACACAGATGACTACGGCGATAGCCAGTGGAGCGGCACGGGATCGAGCTCGCACCCGACGACGAAGGGCATGCTCTGGCGTGGAGAGTCCGGCTCCACGCACCCACGCTACCTCGCGACGTGCTGGCAGCGCGGTCGCCTCATCGTCTCGCACCAGCACAACTCGGTCGCTGCGACTGCCGAGGCGTCGATCGCCATCCTCACGGCGGGCGGGTGGGCAAGCGTCCCGCTGCCGTCCCTGACGGGTCCGATCACCCATGACACGATGGTGACGTGGGAGCGGACGTGGCTCCCGTACGACCTTCCGCAGACGCAGGACGCGACGAGCTGGGCCTATACCTCTACGGGCGCTCCGACTGTCGCGCTGTCCTCCTCGGGCATGACGGTGACGGGCGGCGTCGGTGACTCCGCGACGTGGACGGGATCGCCCACAGGCACGATGGCTCAAGGCGTGATCGCGGAGGCGTTGGTGTCCGTGACGACGGGCGCCGCGACCGTGCGTGTCCGCGCTGGTGTGGCTGGACCTGACAGCTTCGAAGCCTCGATTGTCGCAACGCCGACGACGATCTCCCTGCTCGACGTGACCGGTGCGGTGACCATCGCCACGGTGAACACGACCGCAGCGACGACGGGCGTATGGCTGCGGATCTCGGTGGGCTGCCGCCTCGTCGCCGGCAACAACGGGCGCACGACGGCATGGTACGCACCAGGCGCACGAGGAGATGCCGAGGATCGCGCGTGGGTGCAGGTAGGCACGACCACTGCGCTCGTGCAGGGCGCCTCCACGACGCATCGCGTGCAGTTCCTGTCGGGCGTCGGCGCCGGCGTGGCGGTCAACCAGACGTGGCGCAGCATGGCGTACGTCTCGGATCAGTACGCGGGCACGGGACAGACGCAGATATACACGCCGCCCGCCAACCCTGCGGACCTCCTCCCGCGCGACCTTGCGCCGACGCCCGTCTATGCGGTGGGTGGGCTGGAGGTCTACGGCACGGATGGTCCGGCGTACCGCTCGGATACGTGGACGATCGCCACGGACTACCGCTTCCCTGTGCGCGCGGTCCACATCGAGGAGGAGCCTTCGCCTCGTCGGACGTGGCGCTCCACGACGACGGCCAGTGAGCAGATCATCGCGTGGGAGCTCGACCCTACCGTGACCTCGCCCTTCCTCGGGCCGGTTCGCTGCCTCCACCTCGCGGGGATCAACTTCCGCACCGCATACTGGGAGGGCCGCGACGGCGCGGGCGTGTGGCAGTCCATCGCCACGGTGGACGCTGCGAGCGGACAGACGGGGCTTGGCTACGTGCGAGACGATGAGATCGTGACGACGAGCCAGGCGCTCGGCTCGGGCACCATTGCAGGGCGAATGCTGCTGGCGAACGAGCTCGCCGGCGCGCGGTTCGCCATGTCGGGCGGCACGCGGGTGCGTCCGATCTCGGTCTCGACTCCGGGTGTGTGGGCGGGTGCGCTCTCGGGCGACGGCACGAAGGTGCGCGCCACGATCACGACGCTCGCGGGTGACCCGACGAGCGGCACGGACGGACAGGTGTGGATGCCGAGCGTGACGGTGATCGCAGCCGAGACGACGACGGTGGAGTACTCGGCGTACAGGCTGCGGATCCCTGTGCAGAGTACCTACGAGGGCTACTTCGAGGTCGGCGTCGTGATGCAGGGATATCTCCACGTCTTCGGCCAGCAGTACAGCGCCTCGAGGGCGCAGAGCATGACGACGAGCATCGAGCTCACGGAGGTACGTGGAGGCGCCCGCCGAGTGCAGCGCACGGGACCGGCACGCCGCGCTGTCGAGATCGCGTGGGAGGAGGGCGTGGACGGCACTGCCATCGCACGGAATGACGTGGACTACGTGCGCCTCCACGCGGGCGGCGGTGGCATCGCGTCTCCTGCGGACGTGGCGCCCTCCCTGCTCGGGCTCATGGAGCAGCTCGACGGTGCGGTAACTCCGATCGTGTACCTCCCGCAGATCGCGACCATGACGGGCGGCACGACGGTGCGGACGATCGTATCGCCGTACCTGCAACTCTACGGACGCATCCGAAGCGAGACGCTCCAGGTGGACACGGTGCAGGGCTCCGAGTTCGAAGACCCGAGCGGTGAAGTCTACCGAGTCGCCCGGGTGCGGATCGAGGAGGAGCTGTGACCGGCGCGTGCTACTGGCTGCTGGACCTCGAGTTCGCCGGGAAGACGCTGCGCCTCTCGACGGATGATCTGACGGTGACATCGACGGCGCTGGGCGATCTGCACTACGCCGGCGCCCTACAGGAGATGACCTTCTCCGAGGCGCTTGAACTGTTGGACAGCCAGATCCCGCAGGCGAACGTCAGCGTCTCGGCTGTCCTCGGCGTGGACGTGCCGGCGCTGGTGGCGGAGGGGCATCGCCTCGAAGGGTGCACGGGGACGCTTGCGCTCTGGCGCGAGGGGCAGACCTACGAGCAGCGGCGTGTTCGCCTCATCGGGCGCGTGACCGATCCCGAGTACGGTGCCCAGTGGGAGCCGTGCGACTTCTCGTTGCAGGACGAGATCTGGCAGAGTGACGTGCAGATCCCAGCGCCGGGGAGGGAGGTCTCCTCCTCGACGTGGCCGGACTCGTTGCAGGACATCTACTTCGCGGGATGGTCTGGTACGTTGCCGGACTTCTACTCGTCCCTGCGCCCCGAGGATGCGAACCTCGTCTACCCGGTGATCTTCGGGCGCCCGGGGCGTACGACCGGCCTCTCTGATCCTGCGTGGGAGGGGAGCATCGCCGTACACATCTCGCGGGATCGAGGCCCGAGCGGCACCGCCGCGGACCCGGGGCCGGTGATCATCATCGCAGGGCACCGCGTCCAGGCCGATACCGTGTACCTCTACACGGAGTCGATCCAAAACCAAACGTGGAACTATTACAAAGGCGCCTTCTCGGCACTCGACCCGCAAGACAACGGGTTCCTCGTAGAACACTGGACCGACGCGCGAGGGCGCACGGTGGCGGTCTGCCCGGGTGTGGCGCGTGGAGACACGGCGGGTAGTGCAGCGGTCGCCGTCAATGGCGTGAACGTCTGCACGCTCGGGTCGAACTACATGAACATCGAGCTCGACGACGACTCGTATCGGACCTATTCGGACGAGAACGGCGGGCTCCTGTACGTCCCGCTCTACGTCGGATGGTACGACCGCACGAGGTCCGATGAGGGCGGCGGCATGGTGGGCGACGACGGGCAGCTCGTCCGAGGCGCCGGCGACGTGCTGACGTACCTGCTCCGCGAGACGGGAATGCAGGTAGACGCCGGACGGTGCGCCACCGCCGCGGCACTGCTGAACACCTTCCGCATCGACTGCGCCATCGACGCGCGGGTGAACGTCTGGGAGTGGCTCAGCGCCAACCTCCTGCCGATCCTGCCCTGCTCGCTCGCCACAGGGCCGGAGGGACTCTATGTAGTCGCGTGGCGCTACGACGCGACGGCACGAGACGCTCGATGGACGATCGACGCCGACGCTGACCCGACGACGCAGCGCGCCTCGCGGGTGAAGGTGGACTCGAGCAAGATCGCCAACAAGTTCCGTCTCAACTTCTGCTTCAACCGACGCACGAACGTGTCGATGCAGTACCGCGCGCTCGACGCCACGTACGACAGCACGGACCCCAGCACGCGCGCCTCCTACCTGTGTGCGGTGTCCCAGGCGCGGTATCGCACGACGCGAGACACGGGCATCCGCGAGATGACGACAGACTCTACGATCATCTGGGACGTGGCGACCGCCGACGCGATCCTGAATGTGCAGGCGAAGGCGTATGCCCTCGCTCGCAGGACGGTGGATTATGTTGTGTCTGGTGCCTCCTACGATGAGATTTCGCGCGGTGATGTCGTCGTAGTGACGGACAGCGAAGTCGGTTTGTCCGCTCAGGTGGCCCTCGTGCGTGAGGTGCAGTGGGACAGCTCGGGCTCCATCGGCCTCTCGCTACTGATCCTCGAGGATCCTGCGCGGGATAGTCTGTAGGCCATGCCAGCAGCACGCCGCCCATTGATGCCACCGCGCACGAACAGCAACGCGCGCGTGGGCGTGCGCCTCCCTGCTACGGGCGGCGGAACGACGGAGTACAAGCGCCGCGCGATCCGGTTCGTGGCGGGCAGCGGCATCTCGTACACGATGGTGGACGACCCCGCGAACGAAGAGGTCGAGCTCACGATCACCTCGACGGGCGGTGGCGGGCCGGCGCCGACGACGCAGGTCATGTCCTACCGGCTGTTCGTCGCCGGCGTGGGCGCCGCCTCTACGACGGCACTGACGACGGACTACACGATCGCCGTGGACCCGACGACGATCGCGGCGACGGTCAACCTGCCAGCTGCTGCCGGTGTGGTAGGGCAGATATTCGTCGTGAAGCACGTCAACGCCAGCGCCAACACTGTGACGCTGGACGCCAGCGGCAGCGAGACGATCGACGGCAATCTCACGCTCGTCCTCACGGCGTACAACGCAGCAACCGTGCAGAGTACCGGCACGGGATGGGTGATCCTATGAGCTACCTCGTACCTCCCACGACGAGCGCCGCCAGGGCGCCGACTGTCACGGACGACTCGGCAGACGGCTACCGCCTCGGGTGGCTGTGGATCAACACCGCCGAGCGCGTGGCGTACATCCTCACGGATGCGACCGCCGGCGCCGCAGTGTGGGTGCAGATGGGCCTCTCGCTCTATCTGCTGATCGCCTCATCGGCGTCGGACGCCGACTACCTACCAAACGGCAGCGTCGTGCTGTACGCCGCCGAAGACGTGCGAGTGAACTGAATGGCAAACCCTACCCTCAACTGGCGCTTCGTCGGCACGCAGACGTTCACGGCGGGATCGCTGAACGGTGCGCTCGACGCGCTGTACACGCTCGGTACGAAGACGACGTTCAACGACGGCACGACCCGGACGCCGGGGACGGGCAGCGCGTGGACGTGGAACCGCGAGCAGACGAGCGGCACGACGGTAGCATGCTACGGCAACCCGCCGACGAACGCGCTCGGCATGCGGTACATCATCGCGGGCAGCGCCTCGGCGGTGTCGTACACGCTGCTTGCCCCTGACACGGCGACGGCTACGGGTCTGCTTGTCGCAGCGATGCAGAAGGGCGCCGGCGCCTACACGACATGGGGCTCTGCCACGCCGTTCACGAACGCCGGCTTCTCGGGGTATTGGCGCACGACGCGCGCCTTCGCCACCGTCGCGTACGACTCGGTGTCCCTTATGGAGTCGCAGGAGGGATGCGTCGTCCAGTTCGCGCAGGCCAGCACGGGCAGCACCTCGATCACGGCGTTCGGCGCGCTATTCGACCCGATCGGATCGGGCACGGCGCAGAGCGAGACGGACGGGCGTGTGTACTCGCTGATCACGTCGGGCGCGAATGCCACGACCTCTACGACGTGGGCCTCGATCGTGTCCGATGGCAGCACGATGGGGCAGCACGTCGCCAGCGTGAACACCTCGCACGCTGGGTACTTCCAGCCGCGCACGAACACGATCCGCACGTCCGTGCGCTTCGGGTCGTTCTCCTCCATCGGATCTACCTTCGTCACCGCCGACAATGAGCCGGTGGGCGTGCCGATCACGATCCGCGATGTCGTCACGTCCAACTTCGTCGGCGCCGCGAGGCAGTGGTATCTCGTGAAGGATCAGCTCTCGCGCGTGACCGTGCTGTCGGGCGCAACGACGATCGGGTACACGGTGGCTGCCACAATCAATACGACGGCGGGCAACGCCATCATGCTGAGGTACTGACATGCTCGACTACCTGATGGCGCTCATCGAGACGCATCCTACTGGCTCCGAGTTCTTCGTCCCGCAGGACTATGTCGAGCGCGCCGGCGTGGACATCGTGGAGGGGCGTCCGCTGACCGTGTGGGCCGAGCCATACGGCGAACTGCACGACGCTACGGGTAGTCTGCTGGTGCGCTTCTTCGCCTGACTGCGTGCTATACAGCGGGCATGGAGGCCCGCATGAACGAGCCCGAGAGCAGCGCCCTCGCGACACTCTTTGCCCAGCACATGAAGCAGACGAGCCTCGACCGCAGCGAGCAGACGCGGCAGTTCACCGGGGCGCTCGACGGGCTGCGACAGGACATCCGGGTTCTCGGTGTCCTCGCCCTCCTCGGGATCCTCGCCCTCGCCGGTATCCAGGTATCCACCGCCTCGGTGACACTCACGCCGGCGACGCCTGTCGCAGTGGTGACACATGAGTGATGTATCGCCGCACTTCTCATGGGCTGAGCTGACCCGCACGGGACAGACCGCGCTCCAGGCGGCGAACACCGCCGAGGCCGAGCAGTATCGGCACGCGTTGACGGCGCTGGCGAAGAACCTCCTCGAGCCGATCCGCGCGAAGTTCGGGCCGCTCAAAGTGACGAGCGCCTTCAGGGGCAAGAGTGTCAACGCGAAGGTAGGTGGCTCGAAAAATAGCCAACATCTCAAGGGAGAGGCGGCGGACATCTCGACGCCCTCGGTCACGGTGGAGGAGCTCCACCGCTGGATCATCGAGGACTCGGGCCTCCACTACGGCCAGTGCATCCTCGAGAAGAGCTCGCCTGATCGCCCGTATACGTGGGTGCATGTGTCGCTGGGGGCGCCGTGGCGCCCCGATGCGCAGTGCATGCAGGGCCTCGTATACGACGGCGCGGGGCGATACACTTCCCACGTCAAGGGGAGCAAGCCGTGAAGATCGATCCTTCTGAAGCCGCCGAGATCGCCGTCGAGGCGATGCAGCTGATCCAGCACCTCCAGGCGGCGCTCCGAAAGGGCGCCGATGGTGTCGTGCGCCTCGACCCTGACGAGGGGAAGAAGCTCGTGAAGCACCTCCTCGGCCTGAGCAAGTCCATCGCCTTCGCCCTCCTCGACTGAGGTAGATCATGCCGACGCCCGAATACCGCATCCTCAAGGTCGCATCCGGGTCGCTCTCGAGCGCCGGCGCCACGACGAAGGCCACCATCTCGATCACGGACTCGGCGCACGTCGTGCGCCTCTACCGTGTGAAGGTGCTTCGCACGGCAGGGACGGCAACGACGTTCACGCCGAGGATCTACTCGTCCTCGTCGGGCACCGCGAACGCGATCACGCAGGAGTTCGCTGGCAGCACGACGGCGATCGCTGACTTGTGCGACGTGGCGCTCGATGGCGTGTACTGCGCCACGGACGCCGCCGGCGCCATCTACCTCGAGCCGGGGCCGGTGGGCGTCTCGACGGACAACGTCTTCAGCTACGTCGTCGTATACGAGGTGCTGGCATGACCACACAGGCCAAGCCCACCACGACGCGCGGCACTGCCACGACCGTGACCGGCATGTTCGGCAACGGAGGGGATGGCGTCCTCTCGGTCGTAGGTACATACTCGGCCACCTCGGAAAAGCAGTGGCAGACGCTGACGATCCCTTCGGGCGGCGTGTACAAGCCCGCCGGCTACCGCACGTACGTGCGTGGCACCTGCACGATCGACGCGGGCGGATCGTACAATGACGACGGCAACAGCGGAGCATCGGGTGGCGCTGCGCTGACGGCCCGTCAGTGGCTCGGCGGCGGTGGCGGCGCAGGCGGCGCCTCGCGGAACACGACCGGCGCCGGGAACCTCGGCGGCGGGTCGGGTGGCAACAGCTCGCCCAACGATACCGGTGCTGCTCCTGTCGGTGGCACGGGCGGGCAGGGCTCGGGCGCCTACCTCGGCGGCGCTGGCGGTGGAGCGGCGGCACCTTCTCCCGTCGTGCGTGCGGCGGGGCACTGGCAGCAGGGCCGCTATGGCGCCACGGCGTTCAATGGCGGCGGCGGTGGTGGCTCGGGTGGCTGCATCGTCAACACGGACTCGCCAGTGAGCGGCCGTGGCGGCGGTGGCGCCGGGATCGTGTGGCTGGCAGCGGCGACCGTGGCGAACAGCGGGACCATCAGCGCGAACGGTGGCAATGGCGAGAACGCGTCCGGCACGGCGACCCTCGGTGGCGCTGGTGGCGGCGGCGGTGGCGCTGGTGGGATCGTCTGGCTCATCACCAACACGCCGTCTGCCTCGTGCGGGACCGTCACCGCGAACGGCGGCACGGGTGGCACGGGCATCGGGTCGGGCACTACCGGATCGACCGGCACCGCCGGCACTGTCTGTCTCGTGAGCTTCGGAGGCTAAGCCATGCAGGATCTACTCATCGTCCCGCCGACGTGGAGCGCCTCTGAGGCCACCTCGGTCGCTGTCTCCGAGGCGTGCGTAGCGTACCTCGTGGGCATCCCGCCGGTGTACATGGCACAGGCCGACGCCGAGAGATGGACTGTCCCGTGCGTCGTGACCGAGGATGCTGACGGGTCGATCAGCGCATGGCGGGCGGTCTGATGCCGGCGGTCAACCTGACGACGCTCCCCGGCATCCCGTTTGTACACTCGGGCACGACGCCATCGTCGGTCAATACCTGCCAGCTCGTGCAGTTGCCGACCGTCCCCGGAGTGGCGATCATCATTCACAACCGGGACAAGGCGTCGAAGGCGCTCCGAGTGTCCTTCGACTCGACGCTGACGCAGGGCGGCGCTGCACCGTCTGAGTTTTTCACGGTGGGCGAGCCGCTGACGATCAAGGCGGACAGCAGCGCCCACAGCGGGTTCCAGGGCGCGCATACGCTCGCGTTGTTCTCGGACTCGGCGTCGGTGAACTACGAGATCATCTTCATCCCGACGTGACCTGTCCCGCGCCGGGGGACGTGGTTGAGGTCGAGCCGGGGACGGCGGCGACCCTGCGCGATTGCGACATCCCTGCGGGCGTCACCTTCCGCACCTACTACGGAGCCGACATGGAGCCTCTCGCTGACACGCCCGACGAGCCTGTGCCGACTCCTGCCTCTCCTGCGTCTGCCGTTCCTACGGATCTTCCCAAAGGCACATCTCCTGTCTCCGAGGATCAGCAGACGCAGGTACTTCTCCCCGACGCGCCGCCTGACCTCGCGCAGATCGAGGGCGTGGCAGGCGGCGACCCGATGATCATGCTCGCCGTCCTGCTCGTCATGGTGCTTGGTGGCGGCGCCGGATGGAAGTTCTGGACGCAGTATTCGGAGCAGAAACACCAACAGGCGTTGGAGCGGATCAGGCTCGAGCGTGACATGGCAGGGCATGGGGGCGCCTCGCCTCCTCCCTGTCAGACCGCCCACGCTGCACTCGAGAAGCGCATCGACGCGATCGACCGGCGCCTCTCCGACACGACTCGGAAGGTCGGCACGGTGATCCGTCCCGACTCTCCAGGCGTCGAGGAGCTGGACGAGCGCCTCACGCGCGCAGAAAAGCAGATCAAGGCGCTGGCGCGGGATCGGTGATCTCCACCTCGACGGTGTGGACGACCTGACCGCAGCCGACGCATCGCCGGCGCCGCACGACGTACTCGGTCGCGGCGACCATCTTACGCACGTCCCGCCGCCGCTTGCGGGCGGTGCGCTCTGGGCACGTCGTCTGCTCCACGTCGAGGCGACTACCGCAGCGGGTGCATGTCATAGGTCGCCCTCATCGCGCAGGAGCGTGCGCGCGTACTCGATGAGCTGCGCGCGGTCGCTGGTCTCCCCGAAGCACACGGAGTCAAGGAAGATGCGCCGCGCCTCGTGGGCCTCGAGCTCTCGCACCCGCTCACGGACGGCAGCGAGCTCCTGCCCGACACGATCGGCCTCGGCACGCGCCCAGGTATACGCCTCGCGCATGTGGCGGTTCTCGTTGCGGACCTCCTCCAGCGCACGCAGGCCCTCGTCGCACACCTCGGCGGGCGTGATGATCGCGAAGCCTCCAGCCGCACGCCACGCCAGTTTGCGGAGGGCCGACTGTGCCTTGTCGATCTGCGGGCAGGTATGACCAGGGGGCTTCATGGCGCAGCCTCCAGCGCGGCGACGAGGGCGTGGGCCTCAGTTGGAAACAGTTCGTCAGGACGCTTCCAGCCTTCCAGAGGATGCTCGACATACACGCATCCTTCAGGCTCCCACCACTTCACACCCGTTCGACGTTCGCCGTACGCTTCCCGCACCAGCGCCAGCACGCATCCGAGCGTGGCAGGATCGCGGAGATCCGGCACGTCCACGGCGCTGGACCAGCGCCATAGGAGTGAGGCGTCCCACGTCCTACCCTGCATGTCGAGCATTCCGCGCATGGGGCGGAAGCCCTTGCACGCGACGAGGCGCTTCCCGAGCGCGGTGGCTTCTTCTTCGGTCATGGCTTCTCCTCGCGGCGGTGTTCGCCGCGTTCGATGGCGTCTGCCCGTTCTTGCATGGTGTAGGCAGCTATCGGAAATCCATCGCGACGGTGCGAGACCGCTTCTTTCCGCAGCCACGCCACCACGGCGGCGCGCTCCTCCGCAGCGCCTGCGTGGAAGGCCGACTCCACGGCTGCATCCAGCCACTTCCGTATGCTCTCGTCGTCAATCATGCCGAAGCCTCCCAACGATACTCGACCGTACGCGCGAACTGTCCCGACGCTCGACGCCATCGTCGCTCGTCCTCGTGACGTGCGACGAGGCCGCGCTCCGATAGTCCGTGCATGACCGCGCGCACTTTGCGCTCGTCCCAGCTGAGCGAGCGACCGATCAGCGTGGAGGAGGCGGTGCCGCGCTCCGCGAGCAGCAGGAGCACACGACCCTCCGCGATGTCTCGGCGCTCGTATGCGCGCCGCTTCACCGCCATCGGACACCTCGACGCTCCACGATCCGCACGCCGTCGATGATCTTCCCACCTTCGAGGTCGCGTTGAAGCGTGCGCTTGTCCACCTCGATGGTATGCCGCTGATAGCAGGGCTCCAGCGCGTCAGCCTCGACGGACACCTCGACGCTGCGCGACGTGGCGAGCCATGCCGTGAACATCGGTCCCTTCACCTTTGCCTCTTCGCCCAACGCCTCACGGGCAGCGAGCAGCTCCGAGGCCAGTGCCTTGACGCGCTCGGCCTGTCCATCGAGGTAACGCCGGCGTCGAGCGAGCGTCTGCTCGAGATCGCGCAGCGTCTGTGCTTCGGCGTCGATGCGCTTCACGACGGCCCAGTAAGCGGTCAACTTGTCATCCGACTGACCGAGCCACGCTGCGAGCGCCTCGGACATCGCGTCCACGTCCGCGCCCTCAGGGGCGTCGAGCATGGCGACCAGGGCGCCGGCATGCTGGAGGAGTTCGGGGCCGGTCATGGCGCCGCCTTGTGTCGCTTCTTAGACGCGACTTGCCCGACGTAGCGAGCGACCGTCGATACATCTACGTCGTAGTAGCGAGCAGCTCTATAGTTCGCGAGTCCGGGGCTGGTGCCTGTACGGATCATCTTCCGCGCGAAGGACACTGCGGCAAACACGCTCTTGTCCCCGATGTAGTCATGGTCATACATGCGCGCCAACCCATCCCTATGGGCCTGTTCGTCCTCTTCTTCCTGCTTGCGCTTCACGACTTCGCGTTCGATGGCGAGATGTGCCGCTTCTTGCGCGCGCTTCCGGTAGGCTTCAAGCGAAGCCCGGCGTGTTTGCTTCTGCGCCTTTGACCGATTGACACGCGTCGCGTCAAGCTCTGCCTGCAACTCAGCGAGTTCCTCAGCAGTGTAGTACCACCGACGCTCACGCAACTCGCCGACGCCGCGCTTTTTGCCGAGCGACATGAGGTGACTGTTTTGTGTCGTGTATTCTCGCTTCATACAATGCCTCCTCAGTACGGGATCTCTTCGTCAGCGTGGACCTGCACGTCAGGCACATGCACGGGCATCTTCTCCTGCTTGCGAGGCCCGCGCGGAGGCCAGATCACGCCGTCGCAGGACTTGTCGCGGCACTTGAAGTCCGGCGCCTTCGGATTGGTCTTGGGCTTCTCCGGGGTGCCTCGGTTGTCCCACATCTTGTTGCCGCACTTCGGGCACGGCGGATCGCCGTCCTGACCGCTGGCCGTCTGCACGTAGTTCGTAGTGCTACCAGGGAACGTCTTTTCCACCTGTGCGACCGCGCGCTCCAACGCCGGCGAGGGCTTGGGCTCCTGATACGCCGGGACGTGCGCTGCCGAGGCCATCGCAGCGGCGCCATCGTCGTCCTCGGTGGAGAGGCCAACGACGGAGGACAGCGAGTACCGGCGCAGGTAGGTCAGCGCCGAGCCGACAGAGGGCGCGTCGTGCTTCGCCAGGCGCACACCGGCGGTGCTTTGGATGTACTCGCCGGACGAGTGGATGAGGAGCGTCGTCAGCGTGACGACATCGCCCTCGAGGCCCGCGTGCTGCGAGATCGCCAAGCCGTGCTTCGCCAGGGGAGCGCGCACCGCGTCCCAGCAGGCCGCGAGGTCCGCGTACCGGCTGCGGAAGTGCGGGTTGGTGGCGTCCTTTTTAGCGGGCGTGAGTTCGGCCTGAGCGGCGCTGAGCGCCTTTGCGAGTTCACCGAGAGTCGTGGAAGCGAAGACAGACATGACTACTCCTGTGCTGCGGAAGGGATGGAGTGAATGGCCGGCTCGGGCTCGAGCCAGCTGAGGATGGCGACGGAGAAGGCCGCGCCGAGGATGAGACTACCGAGGATGTCGCGGATCATGTATGCTCCTATAGAGACGAGAGGATGTTCGGGTCCGTCACGAAGGCGACGACCTCGACGCCATCGTGGATGGGCCATGCGGCCCAATAGGTGACGGCAGTGCGCCCGTAGACGGCATTGCGTGGGGCTACCTGCGCGAGATGACGCCCGAGGTCATGGTGGGCGCCGATCTCGACGTGATGCAGCGTCCTCGAGGCGCGCAGCGTCCAATCGCCACGGGCCTCGCGGTCCATGCGCTGCGCGAGGGCCACGAGCGCGTCGAGCTGCTCGGAGGTAATGTCCTCCTCGGTCGGCGTCGTCACCATACGGACGTGGACGCCGCGCTCGTACCAGCTGAC